AACCAAATCCGTATGGCAGGCTGGCCAGGACGTGCTGCAAGGCGCGATATCCGCAGGACGCGAATCGCGCTTAAAATACGGAAGTGGCTTGGACGTTTTACAAACATCGTTGAAGAACGGGACTCAACCCGACTTGATCGAGATATCGAAACGGCGGTCGATAAAGATATGGTAAGAAAACAGTGGGCGGTCATCGCCCACAGTGACCAACGCGACCATCATAGTGAGTGTCCGGTGATGTTCGACAAGCGCGAACATGCCGAGCGGCTAGCCGAGGGCTTAATAGGTTTGATGCCTTCCGGCTTCCGCTTCACTGTTGAGGAGCGCGAGGTCGATGTTGAGGATACCGAATGATGAATTAGGGCTTTGGGCCAAAGAGCTTGTCGATGAGTGCATGGCCTCCTCCGGTGAACGTGCGATGGTCTATACTCGTGCTGCTCAGTATTATTATTCTGGCAGTTACGATTCTCGCGCGGCATTGCACAATAAAGTCAAACCTTTCATCGACCGGCTCGCAGGCTTCCTCATGCAGCCGACCGATGTGCGCTTCCAGCTTGTCTTCGACTCCGACGAGGCAGAGGACGTTCTCAAAAGAGCCGAACTTGTCAGCCAGAAGCTCTCGGCTGATTTTGGAGTAACCGACAGTGACATTGATTTTGCGGATGCTGTCACGTGGTCGCTTATCAACGGCTGCCAACTGCTTAAAATTAGACCTGATGAACACAGCTTCAAGTGCGCTCCGATTCATCCACAGAATTTCGGTGTGCTATCGGAGACTGTGCAGAACATTGATGAACAGGAGGCCGTTTGCCACGTCACGTTCCCTACAATATCTCGGTTGTCCTCGTGGCTCGATGACATTGACCACCCCGACCGCGCCGCCATCGTCCGACGCATCATCGAAGGCCGACAATCCGAGCGAGACGAAGAAGCCCCAGAGTATCTACACCAGCTTGTTGTTGGAGGGCTTCAGCCACTTGGCAATGTTAACGGCGACCCCCCAAGTGCAGCGGGAATTGTTAACGTCTTTCCAATTCCGACTCCGTGGCGACCGCAAAGGCGGGTATCTCGTACAGTTCGGCACTGCGAGCTATGGATTAAAGACCGTAATCGTGAAGGCGACTGGACGACGATCCAACTTGTCTATCCCGACATTATCATAGAGGGCGACAACACGCGGAGAAATCTCTCGCGTGTCCCCGGCAAAACCCCATTCGTGAAAGTCCAGCCATCGAAGACCCCGGGCTATTTCTGGGGCCGAAGCCGCATTGCCGACGTGCAGATGCTGCAGGATGTCGTCAACAAGCGGCTTAGAGACCTGAAGATCATCTGGGACCGCAACGCGGCGGCGCCAATGGCGTTTTCGGGGTTTACGGGGATAACAGAGGAAATTTACTACAAGATTATGTCCGAAGGGGGCTTCATCAATGACTCCAACCCGAATGCCAAGGCTAACCCCCTCGTTCAACCGCCGCCTCCCGATTACCTGCAAGAGCTTGAATTTCTCTGGCAGATGTTCGATGAGGCGTCGGGCTTTACGCCCATTATGTCTGGCCAGGGTGAACCGGGTGTTCGCGCTGGAACTCATGCCCAGACTTTGGTGCGAACGTCTTCACCGCCGCTGATTACGCAGGCCGCCAACATCGAACGCCAACTGGCTGACGTGGGCTATCTCGCGGTCAAGATCATGCAGGCCGGGGACGGTTCAGTCTACATTACAGACCAGGGCCAGGAGTTCCTGCTCGAACAGCTACCAGAGAACTTCCAGGTCATTGTCGATTCACACTCGGCCTCGCCCGCCTTCGCTGAAGACAACATGCAGAAGGCGGCGGCGCTGTTCAAAGCCGGTGCGCTTGACGCCGAGGACTTGTTGCATCTGGCTCACTTGCCCGGGACTGATCTATTCCTGGCCCGCTTCAAGGAACGTCAGAAGCGCATGGCCCAGGCCCAGCAAGAGGAAAAGAAAGAAGAACTGGTCAAGGACGTTTTGGGCTTCCCGAGCGGGGGCAAGAGAGCTTCGGGCGGGGGTGGACGGAAGCGCGGATAGAGCTATACAATAGAGTATGGCATTTACTGACAGTGCAGATAACGCGCCTCTTGGCGATCCTGGCGGTCAAGACACCCCCACAGGTGGCGGTGGTGGCGCCCCTCCCGGTGGCGGCCCGATTCTTTCACAGCTAAGTCAAAGACCACAGCCATCGGCCCAAGGTCAGGGCAACATGGCGAGCGGCATGAACAAACTGAAACTTGCCGCCCAGATGATCCAGGCCGCCCTGCAGGATGTCCCGATTGGAACCCCCTTGCACACCGCGGCGATCAATGCTCTACGGCAGATTACGCGGCACATTCAGCAAACCGGGCCTATCGGCACTCAGCAAACAGAACTCCAGGATATGCTGCGGTCTACGATGAAAAATTCGCTGATGACACAGATCATGCAGCGGCAACCGCCTGGAGGCGGCGGGGCTGGCGGTCAGCCGCCGATGCCCTCACCCCCATTACCGGGAGTCTGATTCGAGCGTCTGCCCCAAACGGTGTGAGCAAGCCAAATGGAGGCAGAGAATGGCACAGAACCGATCCTACGACCCACCGATTGCGACGCCGCCCGAGACGCCGCCGCGAACGATCCTTCAGGTCGATACACAGAATGAAACGTCCGAATGGGGCGCGATCCCTTCTGTCGTTCCCAAGCCCGAAGGCGGCATTCCGCTTCAGCCTTCTATCATAGGAAAGTCGAACACTGACGGCGGCGGACGACGCTAATGGCCAAAAAGAACCAAGACGGCACTTGGACCCTGACGGCAGAGGAGGCGCTGTACGCCGACCAGCGGCGCCAAACTGCCGACTTTGCCGATTCGATTTTCAACGATCCCAAACTGAACAAGCAGGTCAAGGCGATCATCAAGCAGAAATACCCTGACCTGCCGATCCCCGACTACGATATGGAAGCGTCTATCGACGCGCGGTTTGCCGAGCGCGACAAGAAAGAAAACGACGCCAGGGCGGCTGCCGCCAAGGCCGATGACGACGCCAGATTCAAAGACCTCCGTGCGCAAACCCAGAAACAGTACGGCCTTACCGACGAGGCGATGGAGCGCATGGAGAAAATGATGATCGAGCGCAACATCGGTGATTACGATGCGGCTGCGACGTATTTCGCGACAAAGGAACCCAAGACTTCTGAGGCAAATTGGGACGAGACAAGGTGGCACCACGAGAAGACTGAGGGTTGGGGCGAACTTGCGAAAGACCCGGAGGCGTGGGGCCGAAACGAAATCCTGAAAGCAATCCGTAACGACCAAGCGAACGCGCGAGGCGGGAGGTAATAATGCCCATCTTAGGCGCCGGAATTATTCCGGGTGGACCGATAGGCTTCGAACTAGAGGCTACGGTAAGACGTGTTTTCGCGCAGATGGTGGTGGTTTTGATCTATAAGCAGAACCCCCTCCTAGCCCTATTGCTGCGGAACGCCATACGCGCAAGCGGTGGTGTGTCGCCGTACACGCAGCCGGTGCAGACCGGGAAGTACGTGCATTCAAGCTGGATTGGTCCGGCTGGCCAGTTTGATATTCCGCCCGATGTGGCCGCTACCGTAAACGCCCAATTCAATATGTGTGCCCTGGCAACCCCAGTGACCACATTTGGGCTTGAGCAACTCGTGACCCAAGATGCGATAGCTGTCACGTCACGGCTTATGCTCAAGCTCAATGATCTGAAGAACTCGGCGCTGGAGTCCTTGGCGGACGCGCTGTTCGACCCGGATGGCAACGACGGTAATGTGCTGAAGATGTTTGGACTTCAGAACGCCTACGGCGCCGACGACAGCGATGGTATCTACGGTGGACTGTCGAGAGCCGAATTTCCGCGATGGGGCGGATTGGTTATCCCCGCCGCGGGGTCGATTCTTACTCGCGCCGCTTTCATCCCCAATCTTCTGAAGGCGGTCAAGAATAGCGGCGGCGAGGCGCTGGACTTTGTGGTCATGTCCATTGAGGACTGGACCGAATTGATGACCGACTTCCTCGCCCTGGAGCGGTACAATAATGACCCAAGTTCTCGATGGGGAAAAGACGACCCTGTTAACAGCGGATTCCGAGGACTTCTGCTGGGCGATACTCCAATTTTCTTCGACCTTAATTGTCCAAAAGGGACGGCGTATGGGTTCAACTCAAAATACATCACGCTTGTCATCCACGAAGACGCAAATTTTGCCTGGACCGGATGGTACTCTACTATTCCACAGGGCCAAATTGCTTCGGTTGGACTTACGCTTACTGCACTCAACCTTGTCTGCTCGAAGCCACCCACTGGCCTGATCTTGGAAGGCATTACGGGTGCGTAAACGTGGCAACGCCCCGCAGCCCAGCGATGCCGAGGAGCCTGAGCGGAATCAGGATCGGGAAGACGCGGGGCAGCATTCGCCAGCCCCGCGACCGGGAGGACCCCGACCCACTTGGAAGGGACATTGGACGCCGCGCTCGCCGCATCAATTTTGCTCAACTGGTCCGGGGTGGCAGGCGTGGGCGAAAAAGTCACGGTAGAGGACGACGCAAATGACCGACATCGTAGTCTCTCCAGACCACTTTATTGATGGTGCCTCTGGCCGCTTCCAGGTGGACGGCTTCAACGGCATTCCGCGCATCCTTTGCGAAGCTGGCGGCCTGTTTCAGGTTGGCGCCGGAACCGACTCAACCGGCAACGTCAACACGTTTTCAGCCTCCGGCGGCGCCAACCCGCGCCCTGTCGGCGCCAATGGCTACCATATGGCCAAAGCGCCTCAAGCCTGGGGATCAACGACCCCCGTGGGACCGGAAATTGTGTTGCCTCCGGGGTCAACATGGCCGCCATCGTGGTGGCCGCCGCAACCGCCCGCAGGCGATGCCTTCCAGCCGGGCGTCGTGTCCGTGTGGCCGGAGTGGTCTACCGACACTGACTACAATCCCTATGCGTGGGGCGCCCCGCCCGATGATGACGACGACGATGACGATAACGGGACGACACTTTCCGCTCAGATCACGCAGGGCGAACAGCCGATGCCAGCAACCGCGACTTCGGCCCCGAAAGGGTCTAGGCTGTTTCGACCAAGGTCCAGATCGAAAAAATGAATGGCGCTCGAACAGTATATCTCGGAGGTCCAAGACCTTCTGAATGATATGGGATCGCAGTTCTATGCGGTCCCGCGCCTTATCAATTATATCAACCGCGCTCGTCGCCGGATTGCCTCCGTCTCAGGCTGCATTCGCGTTATTCCGTCTGGAACGCAGACGGTG